GGGGAACTGTTGATACATGCTTACCCCACTTGAGGTCTGCATTGAAATCATGGTTATTAAACTGAGTATACTCATCATTAAGAGCTTTAACAAATAGATCGTATCTTTGAGGTTTAACTCTGCCAAAATAGCCAGTGTAAATACCTTGATATTTATCATCTTTAACACCTATTAGTACTCTAAGTTGATTATTCTTAAGCGCTGCACAAAGAGTTTTAATCTCTGCTATGTTACCATTTACAATAGCTTCTATTGTATCATAGTATACATTAGCACCTGCAGCAACATTTGCCCAAGCTTTAGTAAACTCAATTAGTTCTCTTTCTCCATCATAAGCTTTTCTCTCACCGTCTTTCTTCCACCAGTCATAAGTTGGTGCATCAGCTGACCATGTAGATTGACCTACATTATTTAGCCATAAAGACTTACCAGTTTGAGATTGTTTATGATTATTCTTTAGAAATAGATCTAATTTAAATTTACCCTCTTCATTTGCTAGCCAAAACGTTACTTTATTCCAGTCTTGATCGTTACTAGTTCCTGAATATGCAGGCTCTTGTTTTACATTCACATCTAGTGCGTGTAATTCTGCCATTGTAGGGTTAACCGCTACAACATTCACATTTGTTAAACCAGAGTAGAATTCTCTTCCTCCTCCAGATACTTCTTCCGTACTTGCATTACTTTGTATTGCCATAATTAATTATTTATTGGTTATTAAAATTGTGTAAATTGTGTATTTGTATTATTTTCTACTGTACCGTGAAAACTCTCGGTATTTTCTACAGGAATACTAGTTTGGTTAGGATTTACAGTTTCTACTGTATCATCTACAAACTCAAAAGATAATTTTCTAACTTTCTTAGCTTTTTTACCTTTAAGTGTTGGGTGTTGGAACATTTGTTTAACTTCCCAAGATTCTAGACCATATTTAGTCTGAATACCAGTTCTGTCTATACCATTCTCTAGATCTTCTATAATCTGTGTAGTAGTAATTTTTGCAGGCGTTGCTTGTTTTACAACTGTGCCCTCAGTTGGTTCATTTGCATCAATCATGTTTAATTGGTTTTAATTGTTAATCTATAAAAATTTTTGACCATTCTAAAGGCATGGCCTTGCCCTTTAAGTGCGCACATCTAGTACCAGCAGCTATATCATCGAGAGAATCAAAAGAAATCATAGTTTCTGTTCCTTCTCTGTAAATGTAACCAATAGCATCTGAATTAGTGCAGGTAATTTGCTTGATTTTACCAGTTAGGTCGAGATCTTTTACTGCTACTTCTTTACCTTTCTTTTCAAGCATCTTATCTTTTAGGTGTCCAACTAAGATAACGTGATCCGCAAGTTTATTCAGTTTGTCTATCCATTCTTTGTAGGCCATTCTTAAATATAAGTAGCCGGCGCCGTTTGGCAGTGATAGTACTGATGCTCCAGGATTATTTTTCTCAAAGTTTTTACCCATAGGAGTCCTCATATAAATTTGTTTAGCATAAACTTCACACCATTCTTCTAGCTTAGATATAGTATCTACAGCTATATATTTATACGGTCTCCCTTCTTTCATAATTGCTGCTCCAATAGCTTGTAGTTCTTTTAAGTTGTTTGCTTTTACTTTTAAAGCATCAACCATATCTGAACCATCTTCTAGGTCAAGGATTAAACAATTATCTAGTTGTGATAATACAGTAGTTTTACCTATCTTAGGTGCACCATATATTATCATATTCTTTGGCGATTTACGGCTCGCTTTAACCTTTGCTTTTGGTAATTCCATAATTTCCATCTATATATTATTTTTTAGTTTTTAATTTACTTCTTAATGTGTCTCTTCTAGACATAAGTCTTGTAGTTTCTTCTTCGTTATCTTTAAATCTCTTTAACCTTTTGTCTACTTGATTTATTTCGTTTAAGACTGCTATTTTTGCTTTGTTTTTCCCGTTTCTTTTGCTCATAAATTTCTATATTTTTAAATAATTTTTCATTTGATCTATCTTTTACAAATAATTTATATATGTATTTTATCATAATCTTTCTTTTATTGTAAATGTTGACATTTCTGCTTCGTAAGGTATCATACCTAATAAACCATCACGATTTTTCTCTATATGTACAGCTAGTAATCCTACTGGATCTTCATCACAATATTTATCTGTGATACCATACAAATCATTAGGCCGTTGGAGCATCATTACTACATGTGCATCCTGACCAATGCTATCGCCACCAAATAGATCTGTTAGCAAAGGCTGATATTGTGCTTTAGCTCTATGCTCAGATTCTATGTTACGATTTAGCTGAGATAATAATATATTAATACAACCTAAATTTGCTTGCATCCACATACATCCTTTACTCACATCATTTAGTTTTTGTAATTCCATGTCTTTGTTACTCAAAATTAATCTAGAGTGGTCAAATACATTAACTACAACTGAGTCTGGACGTTGGTTAGCTATATCTAAATTAGCTTGCTTAATAAATTCTATATCTCTTGGAACGTTATTGAAATGCACAGGATAGTTCCCATACTTCATAACTTCTTGCTTAAATCTTTGGTACGATTCATTCTCTAATCTTTTACCTACAGATAATAAATCTCCTACTTGTTTGTTTATGCCTTTTGAGCCTGCACGGAGTATCTGCTGATAACCAGGCATCTCGAAAGACCAATACAATACTAATAAGTTTTTACCTATATTTTTATCTAGTAAGTCAAAAATTAATTGATTACTAAACGCTGATTTACCTACACCTGGACGACCTGCTACTACATACATCTTACCAGGCTGTAAACCTCCTAGTAAATTTCTGTTTAGCCTGTCCCATTTAGTAGGATAAACTTGACGTTTACCATTCATCCCATCTGCTACTTGATGTAGAGATGCGCTAATTGCTTTTCTAATGCTTTTAAATCCGTTGTTTTTAAAGGGATCTTGTAATTCTATTGGTTTCTTGTTTTGTGTCATTTTCATCTAAGTTTTCATACTTTTCCCAAGTATGGTTATTAATCCATGTTTCTAAATTTTGCATGTATGCAAGATTATGCTTTTCTATTGTAAGTTGTGTGTTTAAACAGTCCATGATATGTCTATGTTTATATAGCTTATCACCTACAATTTTTTTGTACTTTGCTTTGCATTTAGAATTAGCTTTAGCATCTGGATCCTTAGCATGTAACACTCTAATACCTCTATCAGTAGTCATTACCTTCATAGGATACGTACCTATAAGCTCAGCAAACATCTGATCAAAATTAGAAGAAAAGAGGTCTATAAACTCTTGTCTAATAAAATGTTGATCAGGTGCTTCGCCTAGCTTAATGTATCCTTCTTCTTGTAACTTCTCTAAATTTGGTTTAAGATTAAGATTGATCAATTTAGCATAACTTTCCTTATGTATTATATAAAGATATAGAAAATCGTCTGCAGACATTCCCGTCTGTTCTAACACTTCAAAATCTATATCAACATTCATATGGCAGTAAAGGTTATAAAAAGTTCTGTTATACTATTGTTTAAATCTAAAGCAAATATAATAAATTCTGTTATTATGTACAAATATTTTAAATATTTATTTCCACACAACATTATTCAATGTTTTTGTAGCGCTCTTTAGCCACTTTTCTTCCTGAGAATCAGCAACATACAAGATTATAATTTTTCCTACTTTATTTTCTTGAAATCTTACTAATCGTCCTACACGCTGTATCATAGACAAACCTTTGCTTGTAATACCGCAAATTATACCCATGTTTGCATTAGGAACGTCAAATCCTTGGTTAAGAGCTTTTGTTGAACAAAGCACATTTATATCCCCTGTTTTAAATAATTCAAGGGCTACATCTCTTTGTTTTTTAGTCTTTTTAGAGTGATAAGCCATTGCATATGGAGCTATAGAATCACATAGTTGATCTGTAAAATCATTTGCACCACCAAATACTAATATTTTTTTATCTGTATTCTTATAATAAATACTCTGAAACTTTTTTATTTTATTGTGTGCGTAATCTATAACAGTCTTACGATCTCTAATAGCTTTATAAAACAATATTGCAGCTTTTTTCTCTGCTCCGCTAGCGTCTTTAGTTCTCATTATTCTTTGTGCCTCATCAAATGCATTAAATTGTCCCAATTGATATTTACAATAAACAAAAGAATTATTTGCTTTTTTGTAATCAGCTTGTTCTTGCTTAGTTAATTTAACCGGTATACAAGTAATTTGATAAGGACTTACAAACCCTAATTTTACACACTTATCTAATGTAATTTTATATGCTGTTGGTGCCATTTTAGAGAGTATGTCTTTGTATTCTACCTCTTCTGGAAGAGTTGCAGTCATACACAATAGCATTTTAGAAGCATTATTCTCAAAGAATTTACGATACTCTGGAGACAAACCTAAATGTATCTCGTCACATACAACTATAGTATAACTTTTACTCTTTAGTTTATATGCACTTTGATAACAAAGTATTTCTACATTATCTGTAGACACTCCCCATTTTTCAAATTCTTCTACAAATTGTTGTTGTAGTTGTACAGTAGGAACAAGTATCAAAGCATTTCCTCCATCTTTAAGTGCGTATTCTACTGCTAACACACCACATCTAGATTTACCAAAGCCTGTACCTGCAATTATAGAACCAATAAAGTTTTGTCCTGCCCATGCATTTAAGGCAGCCTTTTGTTCTTTATCTCTTACTGCATTTATTTTACTCATAATGTCTTCCATAAGGTAACTGTTCTATTAGTTTCTTTATCTTTAAATGTTCCGCTAGCCATAACTCTCCCCATATTTACAAGTTCAGTTACTCTACCTGTCACTCTATTAATATCCCATCCTAAATGTTTAGCTATATTTCTGTTAGTAGCAGGACTAAGATATTGTATCACTGAGTAAACAGTTTTTTGTTTTGATCCCAAGGTACTTGAGAGTTTTTTTAGAGACTCTACTTGAGTCTGTCTTATTTTTTTCATTTGGTTTTATATTTTTATAATTATTAGTTTTTAAATACTTAGTGTATCCAACATTAGATTTATGATTTAATTGATATTGAGACATATCATTAAAATACAAAGGGTTATATGCATTTCCATTACACCCAAGTTCTTCAGGAGGTGTTAATTGAAAGTTTTTTGTATATGTATTTTTATATTCTATTTTACCACTGTATTTAAAATAAAAATCAAACTCTAGTGTATTTTGATTATATAACTCTTTTAAATATTTCTTTTGTTTATAGTCTGCTATAAACGCTTTTGTATCTTCATTCATATCTATTATATTTTATTTTAGTTTACCACGGGGCAGCCAAGAGTATTAACCTGGTTGTAGATTAGTCCCTACTTCGTGTAGTTATAATCTTTTATGTCTGCCCCGCCGTAATTACTTGTGTGAATATGAGTGAGGCAAAACATTTAATATTAAGGACGCTCTTATACATCCGGTTAGATTAGGGCCCCACTCATAATTATTTTTCCCAACAGTTGCTAACTGTTACCTCTGCTTTCAACAAACCATTTGTTACTATTTGATTTGCAGCTAGCTCCATCAATTCTTGCATCTTAACTGTCCACGTATCTATATAATCATTCTTACATATAGTATCTATCTGATCATGCACTGTCATTACTAGTTTTACAGGACAATCAGTTATTTTTATATAGTCTCGCATTAATATAAGTGCAAGTTTAGTCATATCTGCAGATGCACCTTGTATAGGCGTATTCTTACTAGCACGCTCGATGCTACCAAGTTCCATCATAGATGACTTATTGATCCAAATCTTTGGATACCAGTTACTAAACCATCGCTTCCTATTATAAGGAGGAAATGTTTTAATGTATCCAAATTTT